GGGATGATATTACTAATAGATACGGCCATATCTTATTCCTTAATACAGCAAGTTGTTAAACGAGGCGGCTTGCATAATAACCCAATTTGTGCCGTTTGACACTAGTGTTGCCCAATTACCAGAAACATTAGTCAAAATAGCAGTTCCCGCAGAGCCGCCGCCTTGCGGAATTACGTTGCTGGAAGCCGAAACAAGCGTTTGGTCTTGGTAGTTTTGGAAGGTCAAATACCGCCCAGGATATGTTGCAGCGGATGGCAGTGTGACAGTGCAAGTCGATCCAGATTTGTTATTTATCAACCATGTTTCGCCTACGGCAACCGTGAAGTCAGCAGTCTTTGTTGCAGGCGCTGACGGGGCGATGTAATCAACATCTGCAGTAGCTGCCGAAATAGCTGTTCCATTGCCTTTAAGCAGACCTGTTATTGTGGTGGTAAGTGTAATGGCTGGCGTTGTCGTTGCGTTCGCTACCGTGCCAGCAAAGCCATTGGCAGTAACCACTGACGCGCTAGTGACTGTACCGACAGAGACTGATCCGCCAAGAGATATGGCGCTGCCGTTAATGGTAATTGAGGAGTTTGTCAGTGCGCTGTTGGCGATGCCTGATAGCGTTCCGCCTAAAGTCAATGAGCCACTAGTTGTTACTGTGCCTGTCAGAGTTAGGCCATTGACTGTGCCAGCGCCCGAAACAGACGTTACACTACCTCCGCCTGTCCCTGCTCCAATAGCTGTGCGGAATGATGCTGCATCTAAAGCCGACACAGTATTGTCCGCATTAAAGCGCGGGAATGTAATCGCTGACGGATTGGTCAGCGTAAACATATTGCCACCTAATGTAGTGGCTCCCAGATTAGTGATTGCCGTAGCCGCTGTTGTTGCACCTGTTCCGCCGTTAGCAACAGCGAGTGTTCCAGCAAGTGTAACTACGCCAGATGTAGCCGTAGCTGGAGTTAGACCAGTACTACCACCACTGAATGACGTAACACCTGTATTGACCACTCCAGTAAGACCAATTGTCCATGCCGCATAGGTTCCTGATCCAGCAGTCGTATCGACGTTAACTGTCATGCTGGTTCCGCTATACGCAGTAATTGTGCCTTCCATGTAATTGGTGGCATCATAGATTAGGCGGACACGATTGCCGACAACAAATGCAGAGTTGGCAGAATTGATGCTAACGGTAAAAGATTTTGAACCCGTGCTAATTGCCATTGATGTTGTTGACGTAAGGCCAGCATAACCAATGCCAGCATCTGGTAGATTGCAAACTGTAACGATAACGCCAGGAGAAACTGGAGTGGTTGGAGTCGTGCCAGCAGGAATTGTTTCAATAAAAGCTTGGACACCTTCAGTTTGCCACATAAGTTGCAAATAATCACCAGCGGTGACCGTCAGCACATAATTGACGGCAGCAATCATTTGTCCATTAATTGATCCATGTTTGGAAATGATGGCATATTGACTGTTACTATCGGCAACATCAACGCCGTTTTTACGCAGCCAGACATTAACGTTATGAATAGCATTATCGGAATTTGTAAACTGAATCGAATATTGAAAGTTATATACGCCACTATGAGCAAATGTGATTCGATCACCAGATACAATTGTAACGCCATTATTTTCTGCGGTTTGGCCTATTTGAATCGCATAGGCGGTAGTCGTATTGGCAGCGACTTGCGTTGCTGTGATATCGTAAAACGAACCGTAATACGATGATTGCCCAATGGATGGAGTGGAGATGGTTGACCACGTTGGGGTACTTCCACCAGTTGAAGTCAGGAACTGTCCTGCTGCTCCAGCCGAACTGAAGGCATAGGCTGTGCCAGTGCCATACGCTATACCACCAGCAATTGGGGTTGCCGTGCTGTTGGTTCCGCCATTCGCAATGGCTAGCGTCCCACCGAGCGTCAACGTGCCGCTAGTGGTTATGGGTGATCCGGTAAAGGTTAATCCAGTGGTTCCACCAGATGCAGCAACCGATGTAACTGTTGCGATGCTTGCAGGAGGAGCTATGTTAAGTGCAGTAAGCTGCGATTCGATAACCGCAAGTTGGCTTGCACTTGCTGGGCTTGGCTCTTTGTTAAGAGCTTCGGCCAAGGCTGCAATCTGAGCAAGAGCGTCATTAGCTGCTTGTCCTGAATTGCCAGCAGCGAACTCAACGCCTGGGATGATATCGTTCGTGTTTGAATCAACAGTCGCAAACAGTCTTTCGAACTGCTTTATCTGCTCATGATCCTGTAAGAAGGACGCAAGCTGATCGCGTGTTAAGCTTAACTTTGTGCGCGTTGCCATTAGTAAGCTAACGGCTCAATCGCCGCCTCTAATCTAGCAAACGACATATGCGCGTCTGAAGTTCCTTGGAATCGCTGTATGCGCCAGTTACGCATCCAACCCTGCTGGAACCAAACCAAACGCTTTGCACGCTGTCCTGTAGTGCCAGCTTTAATGAACTTTTGCTGGCTCCACGTTTCGCCATCAGTCGAATAGCTAGTGTTGATTGTCGGGTCGATGCCATATGCAACGGCACCAGTCAGGCCAACCAACTCAAGATTCTGAATGATTGCGCCACGGCCTTCATTATAAACAATCGTCGTGCCAAACTCCCAGCGTACCTTTTGCCCGTAATGGGTTGAGATATCGCTGACCATGTAGCCTACAGATGTGTTTGTTGGGTCGCCCACCAGCCACTTGTCATAGCACCACACAAGGTTCTGTGCGCGATATTTCGAAAGACCAACCAAGCTGCTTGTCAGGATGAACCAAACTGGCTGGCCCAAGTCTTGCGTTGCAGCAGCGTCAAAAACAAGCGTGCGATCGGGCAAGTGAATATATAGATGCTCGTGCGCCTTATCGTTACGCGCTTCTAACTTGACCGTAGACAGTTGTGCTTCAGTGAACTCAAGCAGGATTTGGTCTATCTCTTGCGTGCTAATCTTCTTCGCTGTGGCATTGCCGCCAAGATAAATGCCTGGAGCTTCATTGAATCCGCTACCAAGGAAAGCGATGCTCTCCAGATAAACGCAGCAAGCATGAGTGCCGACAACGCCCTTTTCAATCTGAGCGCCATCAATGCGCTGGAACGGGAATAGGTCACCGCCTACGTTGTCATAGACTTCGATGGTGTTTCGGTTCAGCGCGTATATCTCATTGCGTAGCTTGAGCAGTGCGACAACTGGGTCAGGGTCAATTTCGGACGAACCATACTTCAGGGGATTAACCTGTGTCGGATCGCTTAATTCCGTAACGACAAGAAACTCGCCATCAGTGGTCATGAAGTAGCCATCTACCCAAACCACATCCAGAACGATGCCAAGGTCAGGGTCAGTTACTTGAATAAGGCCAAGGCTTGGTGACCAATAAAAAAGGTCTTCGTTAGAGGCGATAGCCAAGCGATCGAAGCTGTAGTCCATCGTCACTAGCTTACCGTTGTTTCCAACGTCACCCAGAATCGCTATAGCGCCTGTGCTGGACACTGTGACGAGCTTAGAACCCATCACGCGATAACAGACGCCATTCCAGTTAATGCCGCCACGATCGATTCCAGGGCCAGTGCCGTTAGCCACCAAGCCATCGGCAGGACGCAAGAAGCCTTCGCTTATACCATTACTCTTTGGCACTGGAATCATATTGACAGGATAGGACGTACGAAAGTCCGGCCCATTGTCCGTGTAGATTCCATTGACTATCGGAATTTGAACCATGTTTTATCCGACAAAGTTAGAGGAGGATGTAGCCGCCATCCTCAAGTAATAGAAAGTCGCCGTTCTCTTGCAGCAAAGCGCCCAGCACTGGGCCACCGCCTGTATTGAAATAACGGAGGCGTGAGCGCAAACGCGTCAGCAGGAACATTAGAAGCCCTCGCCAGGAATGATGTGAAGCGAACCACCGCCAGCAGGAGCGATGTAAGCAATCGTGTCATAGTCACGGAACTTGGAGATGGTAACCTGACCATTTGGCGGAACAAGGTAATCAGCAGTCGTTGCCGCAACGCCAGCAGGCCCAACGCGAACAAAGCACTCAACCGAATTGCGGCTTGTGATGCAAAGCGTTTCGGTAGCAACAGGTATAGCAGAGCTAGCCGTTGTGCTGCCAGGTGTTACTGCAAAGCCACGACCAAAGGCGGGTGCAAATGTTTCAATATCAGCCATAATAAACTCCTTTAGTTTCCTTAGCGTAAATTGCGCTATCTGTCACCACTTAGTCTTGTCAGCCCAATATGCCGCTGACATTTTGCCTTTAGCTATGTTCTTTGCGTGCCTAGCCTTAAAGCTTGCACGCTTCTTCTTCATCGCCTCAGACTCGCCCTTCTTTGGCGATCCAGCAGTCTTAGCGCCTTGTTGTCCAAATCGAATGGTCTTTATCTTGTCGCCTACTTTGGCAACAACAATGTGGGACTTCTTCGGATGTTCAGGCGTGCGCTTAGGTTTATTATAGCCAGAAACGCCAGCGCGAGAGAGGCGCGAGTCCTTTTTCACTTTTTCTTTTTGGCCTTAGCCATCTTCATGGTCTTGCCACCTTTGGCAACAGCCTTCTTCGCCATTCCCATAGCTTTTGCTTCATAACCAGATTTCTTTTTACCCATCATTGGCATTTCAATTCTCCATCAATTAAGTTTAACTTATCCAACTTTCCACACAGTGCCATTGCTGTAGACGGGAACGAAGTTAGAACCACCGCCTGCAACAGTTGCGCCGAATGTCGTTGTGCTGCCATCCGTGATGAAAGCGCGTGCGCCAGTGTTGCCAACAGCATTAGGAAGCTGGGCAAAGGTCGATGGCGTTGTTTGCACTGTATTTGCAACAACAGCATCAAAGTTGGCTTCCATATAGGTAATCATCGTTGTCACAGAGCAACGACGCGCATCACCTTGGTTTGTTACATAAAGCGGGAACTGATCTCCACCTGATACCTGAGTAACGGTAGGAAGCTGATTAATTGTAGGCATGACTTAACTCCATTCAATGGGGCCGTCAGGCCCAGCGTCAACAGGATCGACAGGTATCATGACGAAAGGATTATCCCAGCGCCAAGGTTTGTTGCCCTGACCGATCGGCATTGTTTCAGGTAGCTGCTGTTCAAGCGGGAATGCGGCTCTTTGCAGTAGCGTGTTGTATGCAGCCTTAGCGGTTGTCTTAGTGTCCGGAGCCACAGCCTTACCATATCCAGGCGCAATGCGAATGGCGAGATTGGTAATGATTGCTTCCCATGCGCTGTCAGGCACAAAGGTAGGCTCGTCTAAGTCGCTGTCCTGTGGGCTGCTAGGCATTGAATAACCCAAGCGCAGTCCTTTAGCGTTCCACTCAGCCATCATAGCGTCGAGGCGGTTAAGCGCACTCTGTAGCTGCTCTGGCTGTAGATCGAACACATATTCCGCCATGCCTATTTCTTCAAAGGCGGCGGACACGAACTGGCGCTTGCTGTAACCCATTTATTCCTCCAACGCCTTCGCAATGCGTTCAGCTAGCTTCTTATCAGAAGTTCGCCCATCATACGATACATTTAGTTCTTTTGCCTTAGCCTCAAGCTCCTCGCGGGTTGGCGCAGAAACTTCGTCAATAGGTTCTTCAGTCTTCTCAACTTCCTTAGCCTTTGGCTTCAGAGGTTGCGATGCAATCAGTGCTTCTTCATAGGACGCAGACCAGCCCTTAGCGATCAATGCGTCGAATGCATTCTTGTCCGCAGCGCCTTTGAAAGCATACGACTTGCCACGCGGTTTCTTGTGTGGCCCAGGGACACGATAGAGAATGGTTGGAAAGTCTGTCATTTCTTTTTTGCCTTCTTTGGCTTTGCGGTTTTTGCAGCTTCTTTGAAAGCGGCAGCAGTTGGTGCGCCTTTGCTTCCTACCTTACGCATACGTTCAGGTGTCTTGCCAGCGGCCTTCTGCTTTTCAATGCGCTTACGTTTGGCATTGATATTTGCATAGAGACCAGGCTTCATCATTTCTTTTTACCTTTAGGAGCCTTGCTTGGCTTACCAGCCTTCATAGCAGCTTTCTTCGCTACGTTCAAAGCAATCGCAATGGCTTGCTTTCTAGGGCGTCCAGCCTTTTCTTCCATCTTGATGTTTTTGCCGATGCTTGAACGGCTGTAACCTTTTTTAAGTGGCATCTGACTATCTCCTACAGGAAAGGAAAGGGGAGAGCCGAAGCCCTCCCCATTCTTATTAAGTTTGGTTGAACAACAGAATCCCAGCCATTTCTGGGTTCGTCATTACCACACCATACAGTGTGTCCAGCGTGTAAAGCGTCTGGAAGGTCAGTGGATCGAACCTTTTGGTCATGACCAATTCGATGCCCTGATCCGTAGCAGCACGCAGAACGTCAACGCCAGCGCCATCTGGAACAGCATAACGACCAGGCAACAGCTCGATCGAATCCTTACGCCAGAATGGGTTGATGTTAGAAGCAGCAACGTTCAAGAAGTTGAGTGGAGCAGACGAAGCCGCAGCAACCAGTTCAACGTTCTTGTATTGCAGTTCAGCATCAGTTGCTGGAGCAGTCGCAGCGATGATCGGTGGCGAGATAACCATCGATGTGCTGTTGACAACTTCAATGACGCGGAACGTCTTGAGTTCGCCAGTCGAACGCTTCGTGATGTGGTGAACAGCTTCAATGCCATCGATCGTGAACGCATCGCCAGCAACAACACCAGTTGTCGAGGAAACAGTTACGGTCTGATAGCGGTTGTCAACGTTCAGGATGCCACCAGTTGAAGTGGTTGTCGCCTGTGGAACATACTGAGCTTGAGCGCCAGTGGTGTTGATGGTGACAGTTGCCGAGTTTGCAGCGCAACGGTTTGCATAGTCGAGCTTGTATGTCTGGAAGCTTGCGACTTCACCGACGAACGAACGCTCATATGCATTAGCCGACTTGTTGCCAGTGAACGAACGAGTCGCTACTGCCAAGTTGCCTGCCATGCCGTTATAATCGCGGCTCGACAATGCGAGGTAACGATCACCAGCCATAACGCCCTGTTCGTTCATGATGCTGTCGCAAAGTGCGATGTCATCATAGTCGCCAGCAGGGGTTGCAACGTCAACAACGAGCGTACCTTGAGCAGCAGCCAAATCCATAACGGAAAGGTTGATGTCAGAAGCAAGCTTTTGCTTTGCGGAATCACCAAGACGGCCTTCTTGCAACGCATCGCGCAGTTCCAATGCGTTCATCTGCCAAGCAGAGCACTTGTTGAAACCAAGAGTCGATGGAACAGAAAGCTGAGTCATCGTCGAAACGTCACTAGCAATCGAAGTGCCTACAACGCGGTCAAATGACTGAGCGATGTAAGGTTGTGGACGCCAGATGGTGTCGCGTGCGCGTTCCATCGTTACGCCGTTGGTGTTGTATACGTTGATGTTCTTTGACAGAATCAAAGCATCGTTGAAGCCTTCGAGGATGTCCTCAAAAGCAACAATTTCTTCTTTTGAAAAGGCGTTAGCCATTTTTAATTCCTTTAACTAAGTTTATTTCTTACGACGCTTATATTCCATGACCTTTGATAAATCTCCGGTCTTGAGAGCTTCAGCGCGTAAGCGTTCAAGTGTTGAGTCGATAGCACCAGATAAACGGCCACCACCTGAATTGATGGTGCGCTCTGGTGCGGTTGCTGCCTTACGGTTTGTTACTTTCAACTGAGTCTCCAGTTTAGCTACCGCAAAGGCAAACTTTACGGGGTCATTAATTGAGGCAAGTTCTTTTGCACGCTTTGCGTTTTTGCCGATCGCATAAATTAGCAATGCGGGATTGTCAGAGCCTTGCAGAACGATTCCTTGCTGCGTTACGTCAAACGTATCTAAAGCCGTAGCTTCAGCTTCGTCATAGTCCCGCACCTTCAACGAGGCTTTCGCCTTCGCATAGGAATCAAGCTTATCCTGCCATGCTTTAGCTTCAGCATCTCGCTGGGCTGCAACACTGGCTTCGGCTGCATCGTATTCGCGTTTCTGCTCATACCAGTCAGCAAGCTTTTGTTCGTACTCGTCGGAGTCATAGTCGCAACTTTCAAGCGTAGGCTTTGCTGACAAGGCAACTGGTTTGGTCTCAGTTGCTGTTGTGTTTAGCTTTGCTTCAAGTTCGCGTATCTTCCGTTCTTTTTCCCGATTGGATTTACGCAATTCACGCACCCACGCTGGCGCACGAACTTCTTCCTCTTGAGGTGGCGATTCCTCACCTATGGATATTACAACTTCGTCCTCGTCGCTTTCTTCGTCATCCTCTTGAACATCTTCGATGGCTAGGTTCTCATCGTCAAATTGTTCGTTTTCTGTGGTGTCGATGTCAATCGCGTCTAATACTTCGTCATTCTCCATTGCTGCCGTTTTCATATACTACCCCATCAACTCACCCAAATTGCGCGGTGGGTGGAACCGCATTCGTCTGGGGTCGCAATGCTTCCCCAATCTTTTCCGCTGACTCGATAGCAGACTTGCGCTGATCGATGTCAATGTTCGATAGCGTTTCTGCTGTCTTAGCTCTCGTTTCTTGTGAGCGTGCCAGCGTGTATTCAGTGTCGGCTTGCGCCTTAATGGTCAAAGCTTCAGCCTTGCCTGCCTCTGCCATCAGATAAGCTGATTGCGGATCAGGCTGCTGGCTTTGCATTGCCATCATCATTTCTTGCTGTTCTTCTTCAGTCGGCTGCAATACGCCCAACTGGACAAGCTGCCTACGGAAGTATTCACGAACATCGTCGATGCCTTCGCCATCCATGTTCATGATAGCCATAGCCTGCAAGACTTGCTGCGTTTGCGGGTCAGTTGTTACTTGCATCATGCCTGTAAGCGCACGAACAGTCGCATCGCGGCGGCTGCTGAATGATGGGCCTACGTCTACAGCAACGTCAAAGGTCGCATTGCTTAGGTCGTTCTCGTAAACAAGTTCGCCTGACTCTGCGTCAATAACTGGCTTCATCAGTTCAACAGAGGAGATTTCCTCCATAGAGCCGATCGTCTTCATCTTACGCTTTTCTTCAACGTAGATGTCTTTAGCCATTGACAACCATATCTCACCACAGCGACGAACAGCCTTAGCCATGTTGGTCATGTAGATGAACGATTGCATATCAAGGCGCGTCTGGATTAGCTCAACAGCTTTGCCGCTGATGTTGCTAACCATCTTGTCGCCCTGTTGATTGCTGCCAAGGATTTCAGCCATGTCCTGCTCAGTCAACTGCAATAGAGCAGCCATTGCTGGTGGAATCTGTGGCGACTTGGTGTAGGCGACAGGCCCAGCAGCTTGAGTCTCACCATTAGGGCCAGTGATAGGATTGACCAGGAGGTAAGGATAGTTGCGAAGGTTATCTTCTGCCCACATCACTTGGTGACCTGAAACTTGCTCAGGCAATAGGATTGGCTTTTCAACAGACGAAAGTGCGCTGATTTCGCCCAGCTTCGATAGCTGCATATTCTTCAGGCGCTGCGGGTCTTTCGCTAGACGCACTTGGCCCATGCAACGCTCTACGTTGTCAACGAACCAACGCTTGCCGTAGACAGGAACAATCGGAATGTTCTTGCCAGCAATGTAGCCAGCGTCCTCAAGGATGCCGCCACCGCTCATGATATACTTGTGAACCTTGCGGCGCTTGGTGCGCTTCTGGCGAACCTCAACTGTGCCAACAGCCATCAGAGTTTCTTCAAGCGTTTCGTCAGCGTCAAAGTCAGCTTGCGTGTATCGTTCTTCTTCTCCGTCTATCGTGGTGAAGATACGAACAGTCTCGCGCACTTCTTCAACGCGATAGTATTCAGCCACATACACAACGTCAGGCGTACACCAGTCAAACTCTGACTGCTGAATGTCTTTAGGCCATGTTGTTGGATCGTCGTTAAACTCATCGCGGTAAGCTTGGAAGCTCATGCTGTAGAGAACGAAACAATACTTAGCGTCGGCTTTGTCCTGGCGCTTGGCGTCTAGGTCGAAGAAAACACTGCTGTCAGCGTCAAAGATAGGCTCGATGCGGATGCGCTGGCGATCGTTCTCATCGTCTTCGTCATCT